CATTAAGTCCAAAAGATAAGTATGTAATATTTACTTTTTATGACGAAGAGGATACAGATGTGTTTGATAATAATAGTCTATCAACAATATATTACATTACTTTGAATTACTGGTGTAAAAATATTGAAGACTTAGATTTATATAAAGATATTAAAAGAAAAATGAAAGAAAATAAGTTCATATTTGATGGTTGCACAGATGTATTTGATGAAAATTACTACGGCAAGAATATGGATTTTATATTTAAAGAAATGAACTCAATTTAAGAGTTCTTTTTTTATGCAAAAAATTAAAAAAGGAAAGGTGATTTTTATGGCAGGGAAAAATTATAAACAAAAAATAATTTTTGGAATGGATAATATACATATTGCAAAAATAAATGACGATGGTACATTTGGAACAATAGTTCCTATACTTGGAGCAAAAGCTTGTGAGGTATCTTTTGAGAGTAGTGAGAAGATAATATATGCAGACAATAAGCCCGTATATAATGACAAGAGAATAACTAAAGGATCTGGGAAATTATCGGTTTTAGGATTAACAATGGATGAAAAAGCATTATTAGCAGGAGTAGATGTTGTCAAGGGAGGAATAGCACTGGGAGCTAATACAGTTGCACCTAACTTAGCTGTTTTATTTGCACAAGATAAGGCCGATGACGGGAAAATACTTACAGTAATATATAATGTTCAATTTACGACACCTTCAATACAAGCTATTTCTACTGAAGGAGAAAAGGAAGAACAAATAGCAGAATTAGAATTTACTTGCTTACCAGATGTGAAAGATGGACTATTCTTCTATACAGTAGATAGTACAGATGAAGCTGCAGATTCAACTATGGTATCTAATTGGTTTACAGAAGTACAAAAACCAACATCATTACCAGCATAATAAATTATGGAGGGCTAATTAATTTTAGTTCTCTATTTTTTTTTACTTAAAAATAGAAAGTGGTGAGAATATGGCACTGAAGCATAAAATACTATATGGATTCGATGAAGTATATATATGTAAATATGATAGTGTACCTATGAAATTAGATGGTGCATTAGATGTAAATATAAAATTAGATAGGGATAGTATTTATATAAAAAATAAAGGTGAAAAAGTTTCTAGAATAGACACATCTATTGATGGATTAGGAACATTGAATCTACTCTCTTTAACACTTGAAGAAAAAGCAATGATACTAGGCCATAAAATAATAGACAACGGATTAGCGGTAAGTACAGGTACTCCACCCAATTTAGCATTGTTATTTACAAGAGAAAAAGCAAATGGATATAAGTTATATCATATTTTTTATAATGTTCAATTTAAAGAGGATACATTAGTTGCTAGAACCTACTCAGGTAATTTTGAAGAAGATACATTATCTATAGATTTTGATGTATTTAAAGATAAAAATAAAGATTTAGTTTACTATGTTGTCGATAGTGAAACAGCTAATCCTGAAATTGTAGCAAATTGGTTTACTAAAGTAACGTATCCAAATGAGGTGATTTAGATGATAAGAGGTACAGTTAAATTACTGATAAATAATGTTGTTTATAATTCAAGGCTAGATTTTGGGTGTTTAATGGCGATACAGTATCAACTTGATGGGAAGACAATACCAGACATAATTGAAGGTGTATTTGATGATAATATAGAGATTATACACGAAGTATTAATACAATCACTTCTAAGATGTGATGAAAATTTAAGTAGAAAGCAAGCATTAGAAAATATATTATCAGTAGATAAAGAGTTAGCTAAAACTTATGCTTGTTACCTAATTTCTATTTCATTTCCTAAAAATTCTAATGATAGTATTAATCCAGAATTAGCGAGATTTAAAAGACTAAAGGCTAGCCTTAAAAAAGAAGATTGGAGTTTTCCTGATATGGAATACATGTGGCATTCAATTTTTAGAAGAACTGATGATTTCCTAAATATAATACCTATAAATTATTTTGAACAAGTAGAAGCACATAAGAAGTTTAATAATATAAGAAATGAAGATGAGAATATAGAATACGTTGATGGTACTGAATATATGTAAAAGTTGGTGATAATATGGCAAGAAGTGAAGAGATTGCAAAATTAACGTCTAGTTTGAGCTTAGACGCTCAATCATTTGTAAAAGAGCTTTCTAATGTAAAGAAGCAAAGTAGAAATCTATCTAAAGATTTTGATGTAGCTACTAAGTCAATTGAAAATGCTGAGGATAAAATGGAAGCTATGGCTACTGCTATATCAAAAGGTGAAAAAGCAATTGAATCTACTAGTAAAAAGTTAGAAATGCAAAACAAACAATATGATGATTTATTTAAAAAAGTAGAAAAGCAAGTAAAAGCATATGAAGAATTAAAAGAAGCTTTAAAAGAAGCAGAGCAAGCATTAAGTCAAATGAATAAATCAGATAATATTGAAGCTTACACTAAACAAGAAAAAGCAGTAAATGATTTAAGGAAAGCGTTAGAAAGTAAAGGTGAGCTAATACAAAAGAATTCTCATAAATTACAACAGTATAGTACAGATATAGATAAAACTGTAAACGACATGAAAAAATTAGAGAACTCTATGAATGATATTAAATCATCTATGGTTAGTATGGATGGAGATAATCCATTAGAAGAACTAAGTAATTCATCAGATGAAGCTAATTCAACCATTTCTGACGTAGTATCTAGCTTAGTTGAATTAACAGGTGTATCTAAGATTACTGCGGCGGCTGTTGTAAGCATATTTACCAAAGGTGCATTAAGTGGAGCAATAGAATATGATGATGCAATAACTAGTTTAAGAATCAGTTTAGGATTAGCAGAAGAAGATGCTAAATCATTTTATAAACAAATTAAAGACATAGCTGGGAATGGATATAGTTTAGAAGGGGCTACTCAAGCAGCGACTTTATTACAAAAGAGGTTTAAATTAAGTAATAAAGAAACTAAAAATCTTTCTCAATCTATGGAATTATTAGATAAAATGGGATACGACTATAATAACCAAGTTAGATTTATGACATCAGCGGTAAATGGTTGGAGCATGACTCATTCTGAAGCATTAGATATGATAATAGCTGGTGAACAAACAGGTATGAACATATCTCAAGACTGGTTGGATACGTTGGTTGAATATACACCTATACTTAGTACATTAGGTATAGAGGCAAAAGATGCCTTCATGTTAATCGATGAGGCAATAAATGCAACTGGAATGAATACAGATCAAGCAACTGATATGGTTAAAGAATTCTTGTTAACTTTAACTGATGGATCTAATACTAGTAAAGATGCATTTAAAGATTTAGGAATAAATATTGATGATCTAAAGAAACAAATTGATGATGGCTCAATAACAACTATTGATGCTATGAAGAAAGTATCTAAAGCTATAATGAATGTTGGCGATGATACAGAAAGAGCTAGGTTACTTCAAGAAATATTCAAAGGTACTGTTGAATATGGTTCTGAAGGTGTAATAGAGGCATGGTCTAACTTAGGTAATGAAGTTATAAATACTTCAGGTGCTATGGATGAAGCAAAACAAGCATATGAAGAATCTTATGCAGCAATGCAACAAGACCTATCAAATTCATGGAAAGAATTATCTCAAACAATAGGGAGAGAAGTGTTACCTGCATTAAGCAGTGTTACTGATTTTACCAATAATACTATAAAGATATTATCATTTTTACCTAGTGCTTTTACTTACCTTGGAAATGATATAGCCAATGTATTTGAAGGTATGAGAGGTAAATTTTATGAATTTATACTTGGTGTAGGAAATGGAATGGCTGATTTTGCAGATACCATAGGTATGGACGAAATGGCTGATTCTTTGAGGGAATGGGGAAAGTCTATTGATGAGGAACATAAAGCATTATCCCAAAGAATTAAAGAACGTAATGAAGAAAATAATAAGTTAAACACTGAATTCTCGCAACATTTAAATGAAATATGGGGAACAATAGGAGATAGTATACCTTCAGAATTAAAGACCAAGTTTACTACCGATACTACTGATGTTGAAAGCAAAATAGAGTCGTTTAAAAATTTAACTTTAGAAGAAAAGACTATGGTATTAAAATGTAATGATATACCAGCTCAAGAAAGAATAAACTACTTTAATTCATTAAGTATAGAAGGTAAACAAGCATTAATAGATGCAGATCCTAGTGGTGCATTAGGCGTTATGGCAATGTGGAACTCATTAACTCCAGATCAAAAGACAGCAATAATTAATGGTGATGCTACTTTAGCAATGAATTGTATATCAGCATGGAATTCATTGAATCCAAAAGAGAAGACAGCTGTATTAAAAGGCGATAATAGTCACGCTATAAGTGCTATGAATAAGGTGAATAGAACAAAAGTACCTGATAAGAAAACGACTATTTCAGCAACAGATAATGCATCTAGTGTAATTGATAATGTAAATGATAAAAAGGTAAAAAATAAAACGTTCACAATAACGGGTATTTTTAAAACTATAGGAAATGCAGTATCAAACATATTTGGAGGAAAGTCTTCAAATAATGGTACAAGAGCAGTATCAAGAAGTGTATCACCATATCGAGAAGACTTAAATTCAGAAATGTCTACTAATACACCTCTATCAATAAATGATATTCAACATATTAACTCAATAGATTTACCATCACTAGATACGATTAAATTTAATTTAGATGATATAAATTATAAATCTCCTATTTTTACAGATTTAACCCAAAAAACAAGTACAAAAATAGAAAATAAATCTAATGTTACTTTTAACTCACCTTTAGTAATTATAGAGGGGAATGCAGATAAGAATACAGTTAATAGTATAGAAAAAGTAAGTGATAGTTTAATTAATGAAATAATTAAGAAAATAGATAATAAAAATGAAAAACAGCGTCGTTTACAAGGTAGATAAAATACATATTTTAATGAGTTTGCAAATTTATTAAACTGGCCTATAGTATTCCGAAATGGAATATTGTAGGCATTATTTTTTTATGATTAAACAAGATATTACAAGATATGACAATGATATTATATATAATAAATAGTGATACAATATATTTTGAGGGGGTATTATTGTGAAAGAGTATGAAAATGGGAATAATGGTATTGACAGTGAGGTAGATGCTGATCTTAAAGAGATTAAAAATGAAAGTACAGAAGATAATAATCAACTAAGATTACAAAGGCCTAAAAAGAATATCGATATTAAAAGATTACTAAAGAAGACTGCATTTCTTATAGCAGGAATAGTAATAGGGTTTATACTTGGTGTAATCGGTTCAGTAGGTGTTTCTGATGAATATGAAAATACAATTAATGAACTTACAACTAAAAATGAAGAGCAAAGTAGCATTATTCAGGATAAAGATGAAGAGATTGAAACTCTTAAAAATAAGGTTGCTGATGCAGAACCTTGGTTTGCTATGAAAGAAGACGAACAAAAAGCTATTGAAGAAGAGAATGCACGAAAAGCTGAAGAAGAGAGAAAGGCAGCTGAGGCTAAAGAAAAACAAGGGTATAATACAGGTATAACTTATAAGCAACTAGCTAGAACTCCAGACGACTATGTTGGAGAAAAAGTTAAATTTAAAGGAAAAGTAGTACAAGTAATGGAAGGCGATGGCGAAACTCAGATACGTTTAGCCGTAGATGGAAACTATGACAATATTATATATGGTGCTTATGATAGCTCAATAGTATCATCAAGAGTATTAGAAGATGATTATATTACAATAATGGGTGTCAGCGAAGGATTACTAACTTATACATCTACAATGGGAGGAGATATAACTATTCCATCTGTACTAGTTCAAAAAATAGATATGTAAATACTAAGGCTATAGGTAAATTCAATAATGAAAACCTATAGCCTTTTCTTATATAAATTTAATAATATTTGAGTATGTAAATTCTACATAACTAGTTACTATAATACGTTTGAAGACTAATTTAAATATATCTTAAGCTATTTCCTCAACGTGACAAATAAAATCAACTAGTATATTTCTATCATCCCAACTATTATTCATTCTCAATGTTATATTCAATTCTTCATGTACACTAATATTAGGATCTGTACATACATAATATTCACTAATATTAACTAATGTACCTTCTAAATCAGCATAAAAATCATCTGCCAATCTATATTTCTTTCCTAATTCTAATTCCACTCCATTAACAAATTCATTGTTTATTACTATACTTCTCATTTGTATTCCCCCTTAAATTTATCAATTGTTTTAAGGCTACACATATGATATAATCTAATTGCGACTTAGGGCTTATACCATTGTGTGTAGGCTCTTTTTTTATTTAAATATTTTAAATATATCCCATATACTAAATGTTGTTTTATTATAAACTTTATTATAGGCGGCTTTTTTAGGATTTTTAATCCATCCCATTCCTTTCTTACCATAACCAGGTATTATAGCTTTCTTAACAGCTCTTTTAGCTTTTCCTGTAGTCCGAGCTTTAAATGATTTCTTGACACTTGGTTTTCTTAAGCCATATTTCATATTAATCTCCTCTCTATATTTATTTGAGGTGTGATTCTCCCCACTCAATGGAGCAGGGATTAGTTTTACTTTTTCTTAATGATAATCTTATCTTCATCAAGCTCAACGACAACATCTCTATTTTCTTTGTCTATTCCTAATTCTCTTATCCATGTGACTGGAAGAGATATCCTAGTAGACTCAGATCCTGAACCTGACTTAGTAAAACTAATTTTTAATGACCTTGTTTCTTTCAATTACTACACCTCGTTTAAGTTTTATCTTAATTAAATAATAATATATAAATATCGGCACGTCAAGTTAATTCAGTAACTTTTCTTAAACAAATATTGACAATAAATACAAAAAACTACAAAATAATACAATTATACGTAGTATAATATATATTGTTAAAACTAAATAGATTGAAAGAGGTAATGATATGGGAAAAAAAACTAACATCAGGATAATTGGAGAAGTATTAACATTTGTAAGTAATATATTAATTACACTGAGTATTGTGGGCTTAATGGTATATATGTACCTATTAAAGCCAATATTTAATGTTGCGATAAGCTCAGTAGACTATTATGATACAGGATTAAGTATTATAAATGATTTCCTAAATATTTTAAATGACAATATGATACTAATTTTATCGGTAGGGGTGACAATAATAGCATTAATCTGGGTACTAAGAGGAATAGTTATTAGAAGCACAGGAAAAGTGTTAAGTATAATTGCAATAATATTTAATATACCTAATTTAATTGGTCTAATAGGGTATGCATTTATTTTATATGATAATTTACAACCTAAGAGTAATGGTATACAAAATGAGAGTAATGATGATTATGAATATAGTAATAAACTAAAATATAGTTTGATAGGTATTTTATTGGTTATTTTAGTTCCGGGAATGTTCATATTTCTAAAAAATAATATAAGTAACTCAAAAGAAGTAGTTGATATAAATAAACCCGAATCAATACAGTCAAGTAACTTGAAAGATATAAGGGCGGATTATCAAAATAAGATGATTGAAGCACGAGAAGTAGTTACAAAAGAAAATGGAATAAATAGGTACTATAGTATATTAATAAATTATTTAAATGAGTGTAATATAAAAAATATAGAAGATGCTAATGTTATTTATGAGTTAAGTGATGAATTATTAAACAATATGTATCAAGAATGCAAGGCTTATATGACAGAAGATTCATTTAGCAGATTAAGAGATGAGCAAAGAAAATGGGTAGAAAATAAAATGATAATAGAAGACGATCTAAAAGATAATGAATTAAAAAAATATAAAACATTAATAGATATTACATTAGATAGATGCAATGAATTAAATAATATAAACTAATAATAAAAGCTAGGATTGAATTTTTTATCCTGGCTTTTATTATTAGTTTACAAAATCAATATTAAAAATTTATAAATAATATAACTAGGACAGGTAACTTTGTAGTCAGATTTGCATATAAATGAGTATAGAAAGGAGGTAGAAGTTATCAAATATATCTAAGGAGTGTTAAATATGACTAAAAAGAAGCAATCTTTAAAATTACCAGTTAGTTTTAAAGAAAATATAAGAGATCTAGCTTTATACAATTATGTATTAGAACAAAAGGATACATTAGGAATAAGCACTTATATAAAACTGCTGGTTGAAAAGGATATGAAGGAAAAAGGTCTATGGAAGTATGATTAAATTAAAAGGACTCCAGGAGTATCAGTCCATAGAGTCCAAAGTAATTGATGAATTATAAAAATATAATTCAATATATAATTCTACATTAATACTTATATTCCTTTAAAATTATTAAAATTTTAGTAATATATTATGGAAAATAGAGTATTTGTAGTAAATTATGAAGAGAATGAACTATACCATTTAAATTAAAAACTTCCTTTGTAGAGAGTTAGAAAAAAATCTTTTGAATTACATCTAAGCCAAGTGCGGCAGCGAACCAATATACATAAGAAGGAATCATATAAAAGCACCTCCGATTAAATGTTATGAAATTATTATTTGTAAATTAGGAGGAGATATTCATGTTAATAAAAATAAATGAAGTAAAAACATATACTTTTGAGGAATTTAGAGAAATACAAGAAAATAGAGGATTAATTAATAATTTAAATTTAATTGAAAAATCAATAGATCATATAAAAAATAATAAACATATGTATCTTAAGTTAGTATTTTTAATGGCTATAACAATTGATAAAGGCACATTAACTGTATTTGCATCAGGTTCACTTGAAAGTAATTTAATGAATAAGGCCACATTCATAATAGATAAACTTATACTACTTGCTAAATATGGCTGTATGGGCATGGGATTAAAAGATATGGTTATATGTTTACTTAACGGTGGGAATATGAAAGAAGCATCATTTGCAGGTATTCAATATTGGTTGGGATACTTATTCTTACAATTTTACCCTCAATTATATGCATAGGAGGGTTTTATATGGATACTATACAAAATTTTATGAATACTATTGAATCTATACAGAATTTTAGTATAACTCATTGGATAGGAGGGCTACTAAAAGAATTATTACAAAGCACAATGTACGTTAGTGCTGAGGTATGTATTATAGCAGGACTTATAGGAGCAATATTATTTATATTCGGTTGGAAGAAATGTAGAAGTGTACCTTTTGTATCTTATGCAATATATTTAATTATTCAAATTATAGGGGGTGTACTTCTTGGTTAAATATAAGTCTATTAAGTTGAGTGAGTATTTTGAGATTAGAAAAGAGAAATATATAACATATCAATTAATACCAACTAAATCGAATAAGAACAATAGTACGGATAATATAGCATCACTAATTAATAAAATGTTTATAAAAGCTGATTCATTAGTAAAAAAGGAAGATAAGAAATTAGTAATTCACACATATCTAAAAGCTAGCTATTATATTCATATCACAAAAGAAGAAGTTCAATTCTTTTTTATAATACCTAAGATACACTCTATGAAGTTTAGAACCAAGTTTAAAGAGACGTGGAAGTATATTAAGATTAAAGAGGTAGACAAAATTCCAATTGATATTAATACTTGTAGCAAATATCAACTAAGTTATACTCAAAATGATGTCCTTAGTCTTAATGTAGATAAGAGAAATAATGATCTCTTGAATGCCAATATGGCTATAGTAGATATATTAGAAAATAATGATGTAGTCGGTATTCTATATAATTTTATTCCAACGGGTGAGCGTGAAAATAATTATTTTAAGAAAGTTTATAAAGATAATATAAATAAGTATAAGGATGGATATACATTAAAGAAAAGTAAATCAATATTAGATTTTGGATCAATAGCACTTAAATTTTTGATAGAATATATTGAAGATTTTTTAGGCAGCATACAAAAGGAAAAAAGAGCAAATAGAGAGATATTTGTTTGTGCTAAGAAAGATATATCAAATAGTACGAAAAGAAAAGCTAATAAATCAATTTGTAAAAGCCAAACTTTAGTGATTTCAAAAAGTAAGGATAAAAAGAAGGAGAAAGATTTAGGTATAAGTTTATGCAACAGTTTTAAGAGTATATCTGAAGATAATGAATTAACATATAAAGAAATTAAGAAAGATATTGATATAATGCGACCTATTATAAATAATGTGTCTATAAATAAAACTACAGTAGAAGAGTGTCAAAGCTTTATATCATTACCAGGACGTGAATTAATTGAACAATATAACATGATAGAACATAATAAAATTATCGATAATCCAGTTCCTAAATGTTTACAAAATGGTGATATGTTTATAGGGTTAGTTAATTATAAGGAACAAGTTTATAAAGCATATTTTAGTATGCATAAAGAATTTCAAAACCTAGAAAGAGTTATGATAGGTTCTAAAGGTAGTGGGAAGTCATATAAGATGATGAAAATTGCTGAGAATGCTATTGGATTAGGTAGAGGAGTAGTAGTAATTGATATAATAGAAGACTGCAAATTATCTCAATCTATAGCTAAAGTAACACCTGAAGATAAGTTAATTAGAATCAGATGTAATAATATAAATGAAATACAATCATTTGTTTATAATGAAATCCCGATTAATGATACAATGTCATCCTATGAAATATTCTCTAATGCGGTAAAAAGAACGCAACAACTACAAGTGTTAATAGATTCTATAAATGATGATAGTACTAAACTATCCTCAAGAATGATTAAATTTTTATTTGCAGCTGGAGCAGTTGTATATTGTGCTAAACATAATGCTACATTATCAGATATATTAGATTGCTTAGAATATCCTGATATAAGACATAACTTTATAGACTTATTAAATAATGAATTATCTGATCTATTATCAAAAAGAATTAAAAAATTATTAGAGTTAGATGATTTAGACACAAAAGGAAAAATAAAAGGTAATAAAGATTCTAAAGTAGAAGGAATACTTGATAGAACAGCATTATTAGACTCAATGTCAAGCCACATGGAATTAGCATTATCTAAATCACCTGATGATAATATTAACTTCGTTGATGCTATAAGAGAGAATAAAGTTATAGTAATAGATATACCTGAACAAGAATTTCCATCTCAAATGCTACGTAATATTATGGCTACATTCTTTTTAAGTAAAGTATGGTTAGCTAAACAAATACTTGCAGCAGAAGATTATCAACCTACAACCGAATTACTATTTGATGAATTTTATAAATGTCCTAATGCTCAGCTATTATTTGAAATAATATTTGCTGAAGCAAGAAAATATAAACTTATATCAACTGTAGCTATACATGCATTAGGTCAATTATCTTCTAAATGTAGAATGACACTCAAAGCTGGTGGAGCATCTTATATGTTATTAGCAGGAGCAGATATTCAAGCATATAGAGAACTTCATACACAATTTGAAAAGTATGGATATGATGAACAAGCATTCCAGGACTTAGAGACATATAGTGCCTTATGTTTAATTAAAAATGAAGAAACTAATTATAGTGCATTTGTTGCTAAACTACCTGCTTAATAGTGGGTAGTTTTTATTTGGTAATTATATGATATAATTATTTAAATAAAAATTAGGTTGGAGGATATAAAGTTGAATAAGAATAATATTGGGAAGGATATTTTATGCTACAGTGTAGAAATATCAAAAGAATGTATAGAATTATATTTAGATAATTTATATGATAGTGAAATTATTAAATCTATTCCAGTTATTAATATAATCACTTCAACACTAGAATTGAAAGAAAGCATAAGTAATTACTTATTTTGTAAGAAGTTAGCATACTTTATATTTAATATTCAAGATATTTCTTATAATAAAAGAGTAAAACTTTATAATAAGATTACTAAAGATGATAAGTATTTTCATGAGAAATTATTTATTGTGTTAGATAAATTTGATGAAGTTAAAAAAGCTGATTACTTAGCTAGGTTATTAAAAGGATATATGAATGAAATTATAGATTATAGTGAATTTAGAAGAATAAGTCTTATACTTACACAGATATATATAGAAGACATAGAGTATCTTGAAAATCATATTACTGATGAGTATGTATATGGGGTAACCGGTAGATCATTATACACTGTTGGATTAGTTATGAATGTAATGTTTCCAGGAGCAATTAATAGTGAAAATGATTATGAAGAAGGGTTTCAATATACAAGTCTTGCGAAAAAAGTATATAAGTGTTTATTTGAATAGAAAAAGTCTAGATTTTGCTTTATCTAAATTAAAACGTAGTACGGCTAGGTCACTCTAACCAATTAACTGGTCGTTCACCAATATCTTAAACAAGTTTAAGAACACTACGTTTATTAATTCACTTGTTAATAGAGTGTATGCAAAAGCATATCAAAAAGGTTACACTTTTACCATAAAATTTTAGTTTTATGTCAAGTTATATTTAATTGTTATGAATAACTAGATTGATTATTTTAATAAATGTAAGAAAAGTATGATTTTATTTAACAATATAAGTAAATATATACAATCATTGTCATTCTTATAGTATAATAAATATTTATAGAGTACACTAAAAATAAAATGTATCAATTGGATGTAATGATGTATTTTATTTTTTATTAAATAAAAATAATAAAGATAGAAGGTAATACTATGAGTAGCGAAAAGTACAAATTCAATAATGGTAAACTAGAAATTAATATTAGGAATAGTTGGAAAACTATTGAATTTACAGGATATGAGTTTCTTGAAGTCATTGGTAAAGGTGCTAATGGTGTAGTAGTAAAGGCTAAACATCAAATAACAGAAAGAATTGATGCAATAAAAATATGGCTCCCTCATAAAAAGTCAAAAAATGGTAAAGTATCTGAAGAACAATATCTAAGAGAAGTAAGAAAGATTTCAAAATTAAAGGATAAGAATATTGTAACTATTTATGATGCAAAAATATTACAGAATGAGGGAGTCTATATGTGTGCAATGGAATATATAGATGGCAAGTCATTAAAAGAATGGATTAAAGATGATCATAATATATCGAATAGAATTAAAATTTGTAAGGAAATATTAAAAACAGTAGAAAACTATCAGAAAGCTGGTATTATTCATGGTGATTTACATGGTGGAAATATTATAATAGATACAGAATTACATATTCATATTATTGATTTTGGAACGAGTTTATTTGGACATGACAATCAATCTAAAGAAAGAGAGTCTAATTTTATATATGATTTAGTGAAAAAAATAATGAAAGATGAATTTAAAACAGAGTTTTTTTCAATTAAAAATTATGATATTTCTTCTGAAATAAAATATAAGGATGATACAAGAAGATATGAACCATTACTTGTTACAAGAACAATGCTACAATTTATTAAGCTAAGAGACATTAAATACCAAACAGTGAAAATGACTGATCGTGATGTTTTAATAGAATACTGTGAAAATATAGCAAAAGGAATATATTTTAATTTGAACAAAGTATATTTAGAACTGCTTTCATGGAGTAATAGAGATTTAGTTAATAAAATTTTTCCAATAGCATTATATAAAAATATTGACATTACAATTTTTAATCCAATTAAAATGGATGATCTTGAAGAATTAGAGTATACAACATTATATATCTACTATGAGATTTTTAAAAATTGTAAAAAACATATTTCAATTAATGATTCTAAAGAACATTATATGGAAACATATCATAGATTTTTATCAGAAGAAGAATATAATGATTACATAAATGATTTATATGAATTTGAATGTAAATCTTATGTTGAGTATAGAAGGCATTTAACTACAATATGTGATGAAGAAAAACTTTATGGAAGAGAAAGAAAAGTAAGAAGCATATTAGCTGATTTAATAGAAAATTATTATGGTAATGAATTTATTTATGTTTTATATGAAATATGGCAAAGGTTAAATGAAATTAGACTTAATGAAAAATTGCATAATGAAATAATGAGTATGCAAGAAACTCAAAAAATAATTTAATCAATATTCTAAACGTAGCAGTAGACAGCTAATTTTAGAAATTGTAATTGAGGAAACTTGGCTAATAAATTCCAATTTGCAGAGTAGATTTACAATAAAATATCGAATTTAAGTAAAATTTTATAATGATGACCACGAAATATTTTGCAGTCATCATTATATTTCTATTTATATAAACCTATATCGTAATTGGCAAATACGGTTAATAATACTAGACCTATAATAGCCGTAATTATACACCAGCTTATAATTATATTCGAAAATATAACCATATAATCACATCAAGTATAGCATTGATCAATAGATTCAAGTAGTATTCTGTAAATTTCTAAGTCGATACAAGGGACTTAGGATTTAAAACAAGTCATTAATAATAATCTGTTTTTTATAAATATGTACTCTGAGAAAGAATGTATTTTAGTTGAATTTAATAATATATTGCAAAATGGAATTTATCAGCCTCATTGCCTAAAAACATACATTTCATATTACTGTATTTTTCTCCTATAGGCTCAATACTCTTTTCTTCATATGATGACTTATAGTTATATATTAAGTCCTGAGTGTATGTGGGTATTGATAGTCTTTTTAAAAAAGGAAAATAGACTAATTTTTTTTCATCAACCAATGGTCTACTGCCGGGAGCATCGCCTAATTGCATGAGTTGACTAAATTTATCGACACAGTTAAACCAGCCTATAACAAAAGCTCTTTTTCCTTTATTCTCTTTTAATTCTTGTTCTAACCAATCAAAGTCAATTTGATACTCCTTCCAATTTTTGCTTGAAGATTTAGTTCCACTTTCAGATTTCCAGTTTTTTAAGTATTTAATTTCTATTTTAAAATCTTTAGATTTTAAATACAAATCATGATTAGATTTGCTTCTGTTTTTATTTCCATCACCAACAGTATAGTGAATATTTTTAAAAGGATCTCCGATTCTAACACATATATCCATCTCATTATATTGTGTATCTGCGATTTCTTTTAGTTCATTTTTTGATAAAGACTTATACATTTCATTAAATTCATCAATCGTAAATAGACAAGTGCTTAATAAATATTTTTCTATACTAGGTGTTTCCATAAAAATTACCTCCAATAATAGTTTTAATTAATACATTTTATTAGCTAATTTAAATTATAAAAATCAATAAAAGATGTTGAATTATCTAAGGCTTATGATTAGAGTTGTTGATTTTATTATTAGATATATTATTATAAAATATTCATCATTTTGTTTATCTGCTAGAAAACTTATTTTTTTGACTTTCTAATAATATTGTCTCAAGTTCATCGGGTGTATACTTACTAAAGCTATGACCTATATTATGGTATCTAGTTTTATTTGGATTATAGCTTAAATTATTTTTGTTAGATGATTTAAAATTATTATTAGAACTATGGTTGTACTTTGGCTCAAAATTGTCTATAATATTATTAGAATTTTGTATATTTGATTTATTAAAGTCCTTGTTACTCGCAATAACAGGGGCTTTTTTCTTTTCTATAAAGTTTTTATCGTTGCTATATATCTCTTTTATATATCCAAAAGTATAATATTCTGGATTAATTTCATTAGCAATTTCTATAGATTTTAATAGTTTATCTGTATTACAAGTAGACACAAATTCTTTTTGCGTATCAGT